AGGAAGCGCATAGCGTGGCTCAATTCCCGTCCCTAGGAAAAATCTAGACGCCGTTAGTGTATTTCATTGCCCGGGCTCGATTGCATCATATGCACTCGCTCATTCCTACCCCGATGGGAATTCAATGAACAACGACCCGCATCAATTGAAGACAGAGCGTTTCCCAATTGTCAAGCTGCGCACCTTCCACCTGAATCCGCGCAAGGGTGACGTCGAATCTATTCGCGAATCGCTGCGGGTCAATGGCCAGTACAAGCCCATTGTTTGCAATGTGGGTACGCACACCGGCCGAAAGAATGAAGTGCTGGCCGGCAATCACACACTTATGGCCGCCCGGGACGAGGGCTGGACCGACATTTCCGTGTGCTGGGTGGACGTTGATAGCGACCAGGCGTCACGAATTGTCGCCGCTGATAACCGCACCGCCGATAGAGGTGGCTACGATGAGCGGCTCTTGGCTGAATTGCTGGGTGAATTGCCGGACCTCAAGGGCACCGGGTTTGACCAGGGCGACCTCGATGCGCTCATTTCGCTGCTAGAACCGGCCGGTGAAGTAGACGATCAGGGCGTTCTTGATGACACCGATCGCGCCGGGTGGCCGATCATTAGGTGCCAGGTCCCGCCGGATGTGCACCAGCGGTGGCTACTGGTGGACGGTGAAGACGACATGCACCGGGTCTTCACCCTGCTCAATGAGGCCGGCATCTAGTGCGCGGCCTGTGTGAGCGCTGGCGGATGCGCAACCACGGGTACTACCTGCCGGGTAGCGACAGGTGGAAGCGGCCATGGCGGGCAACCTGGCTCGGCCAACTGGCCGGCCTGCACAGCCCGAGTTCGCACGGCCTTGGCGACTGCTGGTGCCAGCGCGGCGGGGCTCACCGTGGCCGTTAACCTCCTGCTGTCCTACGCATTCCACCAGGCAGCGGACCTCGCGAAGGTGCGTAAGGACCTGGTGTGCGGCCGGCTGATGATCGACTCCGGGGCGTTCACCGCATTCACCACCGGCCGCAAGATCGCGCTGGATGAGTACGCCGAATACCTGGAGCGGTGGCGCGGGTGCTGGGACCACGCGATGACGCTGGACGTCATTGGCGACCCGGAGAAGACCGCGGCGCAGACCCGCAAGCTGCACATGCGCGGGCTACCCGTCATGCCGGTCTTCACCAAGGGTGGCACCCTCGCCGACTTTGACGCCATGGTGAAGGAGCACGGCTACATCGCGGTGGGTGGCACTGTCGGCCTGGGCACGAAGCACCAGTGCGCCCGGGTGACAATGCTTCAGCGCCGAGCGCTCGCACTGGGTGGCGGCATTCACGCACTGGGTGTCGGCGCGCTGTCCACGTTGCGGGTGGCGAAGCCGTACAGCGCTGATGCCTCTTCCGTCTCCGGCGCATTCCGGTTCGGCACGGTGGTCTACTTCACCGGCCGCGACATTCGCAACACGCCGCTGATGAACCGGAAGCGGTTGCACGAGGACCGCGACCATCTGCGCGGCCACGGCATTGACCTGGCGCCGCTGGTGCGGAGCCGGCGCCTACCGGGTCAGACCACCGGGCGCAAGGAACTGATGCAGGCTATGAGCTTGGCGTACGCGTGCGCTGACGAGGTTCTAAAGGGCACCAGCGTGGCGGCACCCGCGAAGCTGCTGGCGAATGGCACGCACCTCTACAGCTCGATTTCCCCGCACGCCAAGGAAGTCGATTGGGCCGCCGGGCTGGACCGGCAGCTGCACGGCACCCACCTTTACAACTCGATGACCCCGGAGTTCGGGCTTGATCCGGCGTCCGGTCTTGACCGGGTGCTGCACGGCGACAGCGAGCTGCCGGGGGTGTGGCGGGTGCACGGCCGAGACCATCACCGGTGGTGCCGCGCGGCCGTGGCCGAGGGGGTGTCAGCGTGAGCTACCTGCTGAACAACGCAGCGCCCCAAGCGAAGCACCGGTTCGCCCACCTGGAAGCGCTCTACGACGGCGTGACTACCGCCCAGCTGGGTCACCACGTGGCCGTGGAGCCGGGGTGGCGATGCTGGGAGGTCGGGTGCGGTTCCGGGTCCGTGGCGGCGTTCCTGGGCGACCGCGTGGGACCGACCGGCGAGGTGTTCGCCACCGACGTGGACACCCGGTGGGTGACGCTGCCGGCCCGGTCGCTGGCCACCGTGCTCACCCACGACGTGGCCAGCGACGATCCGCCGGCCACGGACCTGAACCTGGTGCACGCCCGGCTGGTGGCCAGCCACCTCCCGGACTGGCCGGCCGTGCTGCCGAAGCTGGTCGGTGCACTGGCGCCCGGTGGGTGGCTGGTGATCGAGGAGCTGGACCCGCTGTTCGGCTACCAGCCGCACGGCCAAGCCACCGACCTGGTCAACGTGGTCGGCGACGCGTTCACCCGGGTCCTGGCTTCCCGCGGTGGTAACCCGCACCTGGGTTCCGCGCTGTACGGCCAGCTGCGCGACCAGGGCCTCGTTAGCGTGGCCGCGCACGGGGTGGTGCACACCGGCACTGGCGGCGGCAACCACGTCGCGGAGCTGATGCGGGCGAACGTGACCCAGATGGCGATGGAGCTGCAAGCCCAGGGCATTACCCCTGGCCAGCTGGTCGCCTACCTGGACGCCATGGCTAACCCTGAAACGGTGCTGTGCATGCCCGTCTTCTGGACCGTGCGCGGCCAGAAATGGCCGGTGAAATGACCGCCGACAAGCGCGACGAATGCGGATGCCACAAGGGGTGTGTGACGTACCCGCACCAGTGCGAGAAGAAATGCGTCTGGCCGGACTGCCTCACTGAGGCCGAACACGCCGAGCTGAGTGCCGAGCTAGAGCGCGACTGGAACGAAGGTCTGTGTTGACAATGGGTGTAACCGATGATCCTACCGACCCGCGCCTTACACACGGACCAGACGAAGGACCAACCGGGCAGGCCGAGGTGTACCTGGTGCTCTCGGAAGCGGAGCGGGCGCAAGGTTTCATTCGCCCGTATCGGAACGTCTATCGGCATATCACCTGTGGTACTGAGACGCGAATGGGTCAAGCAATTTCAGAGACTTACGCTCGGCAACCGTACTTCTACGGCAGCACCTTTTGTTGTGCCTGTCAGATGCATAGGCCGGTCGGCGTCGAAGGTGAGTTCGAATGGCTTGACGGAACAAAGGTCGGAACGTGACAGCGTCACTGCGGGTGCGGCACAACATCGAGGTCGCACACCGCCTCTCCCTGCTGCCCGGCAAGTGCGAGAACATCCACGGCCATTCCATGTGGGTAACCCTGGAGTTGCGCGGCCACGGTATCGACGAATCCGACCGCCTGGACGGCCTCGACTTCGGGGCGATCAAGAAGGCGTTCCGCGGCTACCTGGACAGCACCTATGACCACCACCTGTTGCTGAACGGGGACGACCCACTCGGCGAGCTGGAACTACCCGGGTTGCGACTGTGCGACGGTGACCCGTCCACGGAGAACATTGCCTATTGGATAGCCCAGTGGGCGCGCGCCGAATTTCAGAACACCCCCGCCTTTCGGGTTCAGGTGGATGAGACACACGTCAACTCGGCCGTATGGGAGACCAACCTGTGGTCACCGCGTTGATGGAAGACACCGACCTGCCGGTGTCGGAGGTGTTCGGCCCCACCATTCAAGGCGAGGGTCCGTTCGCCGGCCAACCGGCCGTCTTTGTTCGCTTCATGGGTTGCAATTTGAGTTGCTCATGGTGTGACACGCCCTACACCTGGGACGCTATCCGGTTCAATTTGACCGCCGAACGCACCTCAATGCCGGCCGGTCTCATTGCGCTCAAGGCTGAATCGTGCGGCATCAACAGCAAAATCGTCATCCTTACCGGTGGTGAACCGCTACTCCAGCAGGACAAACCAGGGTGGCGGCGCCTGTTGGAATCCCTAGAACACGCCGGGAAACACGCGCACCTGGAAACCAACGGCACCATTGCGCCGAACCAGACCACCATGGCGCACATGTCCGCGATCGTGGTCTCGCCAAAGCTGGACAATGCGGGGGATCACCGCGGCCACCAGGACCCGGCGCTGCACCCAGGGTGGATGGAAGTCGCTGGCTTTCGCTGGGTATACCTCAAATTTGTGTGCCAGACACCCGCCGACGTCGCCTATTGCGCGGAGTACGCCGCCGAAATTGGGTGGCCGCGGGAACGTGTATGGGTAATGCCAGAGGGTGTTACCGCCGTAGAACTAGCTGAACGGTGGCCGGCAATTGCCGCCGCCGCCGCACGCCATTGCGTCAACGCCTCACACCGGCTCCACGTCCTGGCCTGGGGCACGGAGAGGGGGCATTGATGGACCTGGACAAGACCGCCGACGCCGTTCGGGATCTGCTCACCGCGCTGAACGTTGACGAGGGTGAGCACAGCGCGGACACACCGGAACGGGTAGCGCGCGCCTGGGTGGCCGCACTGGGTGGCTATGAGGTGGACCCGGCACGGCATCTGCTGCGCACCTTCCCGGCCCCGGCCGACCCCGGGCTCGTGATCGTGGCCGGAATTCGGGTGCGCTCCACGTGCGCGCACCACCTGCTACCGATCACCGGAATGGCCACGGTCGCGTACCGGCCGGCCGCCGGGGCTCGCATCGTGGGTCTGTCAAAGCTCGCTCGAGTTCTGGGCGACTTCGCCGCGCGCCTTCAGGTGCAGGAACGCCTCGGCTGGCAGGTCGCGCACACCGTTCAGCAGGTGCTCGAACCGGTCGGCGCGGCGTGCATCATCACCGCGGCGCACGGCTGCATCAGCTTGCGCGGCGTGCAGCAGACCGCCGTCTTGACCACCACGCACGCCCTGACGGGTGCGTGGAATTCAGGTCACCCCGATGTGGTGGCCACGCTGAATGACCACCGCCAGGGAGACCATCATGCCCAGTAACGCCGGTAGGCGACCCCTGCCTACCAAGCTGCGCATCCTGCACGGTGAGCGCCACAAGGACCGGCTCAACCAGGACGAGCCGGTGCCGGTACCCACCAGCCCCCAGGTGCCGGAACAGGCGTCCCTGGCGGTCCAGCAGGTATGGCGGGAAACGGTGCGCGAGCTGGAAGGAATGGGGCTGGCCTACGCCAGCGACGCCGACTCGCTGCGCTGTTTCTGTGAGGCCGTGGTGCAGCACCGTCGCGCGTGCGCCGTGCTGTCCAAGAGCCCGGTCCTGGTGGTCGGGTTGCACGGCAACCTGGTGCGCAATCCGGCGCTTCAGATCCAGCGTGACTGTGCTCAAACGATCAGGGCGTTCGCACAGGAATTCGGGCTGACCCCGAGTGCGCGTAGCAGCATTCGCAGCCGCGAGGCCGGCGGACCCATTGAAGACAACCCTTACGCCGACTCCGGTAGCTGACCTCTCACCTGAGGTTCAGTGGTACCTGAACGAACGCGGGTACGACCTGCCGGAATGGTGCGTCCCGGCGCTGCGCACCCCCGAGCCGTTCGATTTCCCGGGCGCCATCTTCGACCCGGAGCGGGTTGACCGGGTCATCAAGTCCCTGCGGTTTCAGCGGCACACTCAAGGGAAGTGGCGCGGCCGGCCGTTGGAGCCGGACCCGTGGCAGGTGGCCTACCTGATCGCACCCGTATTCGGTTGGGTCGCACCCAACCACGCGGGTGATCTGGTTCGGATCATTCGCAACGCCTACATTGACGTGCCCCGCAAGAACGGCAAGACCACGCTGAGCGCGGGGCTCGCGCTCTACCTGGCGTTCGGAGACCGCGAGCCGGGCGCCCAGGTGATCGCGGTGGCGGCCGGCAAGGACCAGGCGCGCAAGTGCTTCGACCCCGCGGCGCAGATTGCGAAGCGTTCACCGCAGCTGCGCAGCGCCGGTGTACGCGCCCTTCAGAGTCGCATTGTGCGCGACAGTGACGGCAGCGTGTTCGAGGTCGCCAGCTCACTGGGAGATCTGCTGCACGGCGCGAACGTGCACGGCGCCGTCATTGACGAGCTGCACGTCCACAAGTCAGCGGGCGTGCTCGACGCCGTGGAATCCGGCACTGGCGCCCGCGATCAACCGCTGGTGCTGGTCATCACCACCCCGGATGACGGCCGGCCGAACAGCGTCTACGGCACCAAGCGCGGCTACATTGAGCAGCTGGCCGCGCGCACCTTGCGCAACCCCCGCCAGTACGGCGTCATCTTCGCCGCCACCGAGCAGGACAACCCGCACGAGCTGGCCACCTGGCGGAAAGCGAACCCAGGGTTCGGGGTGGCACCCACTCAGGAATCACTGGAAGACGAGTCCCGCCGCGCCCAGCAATCCCCGGTGAACTTCGCCCGATTCCAGCGGCTGCACCTCGGCATCAGGACCAGGCAGAACACCCGCTACCTCATGCTTGACGAGTGGGACCGCAACGCGGGAATGGTGGTTGAGGAGCGGCTCACTGGTGCCGTTGCTTATGGCGGCCTGGACCTGGGGTCAACCAGCGACCTCACCTCGGTCTGCTGGATCTTCCCGTCCACAGACGGCGGGCATGACGTGCTCTGGCGGTTCTGGGCACCCGAGGACAAGCTGCGCGAAATGGACAAGCGCACCGCGGGTGCGGCCACCGTGTGGAAGAACCTGGGTCTGCTGCGGCTCACCAGCGGAAACGTCACCGACTACGAAGTGGTGAAGTCACAGGTCACCGCCGACCTGGCGAAGTTTCGCGTGGTCGAGCTGGCATTCGATCCATGGAATGCCACCGACCTGGTCAATAGGTTGACCGCCGATGGCGCACCCATGGTGCAAGTGCGCCAGGGTTACGCGTCGCTTAGCCCGCCGCTGAAAGAAGTCAAGCGGCTGCTAATGGAAGGTACCGCCGAAAAGCCAATGCTTCGCCACGGCGGCAACCCGGTGGCGCGGTGGATGGTGGACAACCTGGCCGTCGCCATGGACCCGGCGGGAAACGTGAAACCGGACAAGGCCAGGGCAGCGGACAAGATCGACGGTATTGCCGCGCTGGTCACGGCCATGAATAGGGCAATGCACCACCAGCCGCCGCGCAAATCCGCGTACGAAGACGGCGATCTCAAAGTCCTGTAGAGGGGTATCCAATGGCCACGTTCTTGCAGACAGCGGATGCGCAAGATGTCTATATATTCGTGCAGCACTCGGGTACCGCCTCGGCGCTGCAAACGGCACTGAATGCGGCGCTGGGTGGCACCTCGGTTCAGTGTTTCGCTGACGCCGCGGCGGCCGGAAATGCGCTAGTGGTGGACAGCTCGGCAACCGTGTTCTCTGTGCCGGCCAATAGCTATGTCGGCCGAAACAAGGGTAAGTGGCTGGTAAGGACCGCCGCCAAGATGGCGGGCGGCGCCAATACTGACTTCACACCGTTTACCCCGTAGTGCCGCCACGTGATTGAAACCGTGGCGTTCCTGGTCGAGGGCGCGCTGCTCTTGGCCGGCGGAGCCGCCTGGGTGGCATGGCGCATACGCAATGACCGGCTCGCGCTGCGGGCTCGGGTGCTGGTCGCCCTGGTCGACGGCAAAGCAATGAACGGCGTTCTGTGGGCGCGGAGAGGGAGGCTGCTGGTGCTGCGCAATACAACGCTCATTGAGCCCGGCGCCCCGCCGGTTGACATGGACGGCGATGTGCTGGTTGACCGTGACCGCGTCGACTTCGTTCAGGTTGCCGGGGGTCGGTAATGGCCTTCGTGGTCTCTGAGGGTCGACTGCTGAACATTGACCGGCCGAAGCTCAGTTCGCGGCCACAGGCCGTGCAGATCGCGCCGCGGGTGTCTCAGGAGTACGCCACGATCTGGCGCACACAGCCCCAGGTGCGCACCGTTGTGGGCTTCCTGGCGCGCAATATCGCCCAGCTCGGATTGAAGGTCTATCGCCGGCGAAGTGACGTTGACCGGGAACAACTCCGGGATCACCCGCTCGCGGTTCTCCTGGCCAATCCCGGTCCGCACTGCACGCGTTACCGGCTCGTTGACGCACTGGTTCAAGACCTCGGCATCTACGACAACGCCTATTGGCTCAAGGTGCGCGAGTCCGATCAGGCTCGCGCGCTGGTGCGGCTGGACCCCCGCCGCGTCACACCCCAGGGTCCGAACGCCTTCTACGCCGACGAGTTCGAATACCGCGGCGGGGTCGGTATTCAGCACTTCCCGGCCGATCAGGTGGTGCACTTCCGCGGGTTCAACCCCGAGGACCCACGAATCGGTAGCTCGCCCATTGAGACGCTACGCACCATCCTGGCTGAGGAATATCAGGCGGCGCAGTACCGGGAGCAGATGTGGCGCAACGGGGCCAGGGCAAGCGGTTACCTTCGCCGGCCAGTAGAGGCCCCGGAGTGGTCGCGGGAGGCGCGCGAGCGCTTCACCATGCAGTGGCGCAATCAGTACTCAGGCGACGGCGCGCTGACCGGTGGCACACCCATTCTCGAAGACGGCATGGAGTTCGTGTCGGCGTCGGTTACCCCGGAGCAGGCCCAATACCTGGAGGCCCGCAAGCTCACCAGGGAAGAGGTCGCCGCGGCGTACTTTGTGCCACCACCCATGGTCGGCATTCTCGATAACGCCACCTATTCAAACATCACCGAGCAGCACAAGATGATGTATCAGGACACGCTCGGTCCGTGGCTGCAAATGATGTCACAAGAAATCGACCTGCAATTGCTGGGCGATTTCGACGACGTCGACCAGGTCTACACTGAATTCAACCTGAACGAGAAGCTGCGCGGCAGCTTTGAGCAACAGGCCGCCCAGCTGCAAACGGCGGTCGGCGCGCCGTACATGACCCGCAACGAAGCGCGCGCCGTGCTGAACATGCCGCAGCTACCCGAGGGTGACGACCTGGTGACCCCGCTGAACGTGCTCATCGGCGGGCAGGCAAGCCCCACCGATTCCGCGCCGCCACCGCCGGACCCCACCGGCCAGGCGGCAACGCCCGCGGCACTGGCCAAGGCTCGAGTTGGCAGCGAATACACCGGCCGCGCCAAGACCACCATGAGCGGCTATTTCGCCCGGCAGGGTCAGGTCATCAGTTCCCGCGTGGGTGCGGTGGCCGGCACGCCGACCCTGGCGGACGTGTACGACGGCAAGCGCTGGGTGGCTGAGCTAACGACCGACCTGTTCTCCCTGGCCGTACAGATCGCGACAGCCGCCGGAAAGGCCACCCTCCGAGCTCTCGGGTTGGACCCGAAGAGCTACGACGAGGACCGGACGCTTGCCTTCCTGCAAGCGCACGCGGCGGGCGCGGCCGAGGGGATCGAGAGCGCCACCCGCGACGGGCTCAAGAACGCGCTCACCGAGGACGACCCGGGTAAGGCGATCGCAACCCTGTTCGCGCAGTTCGCCACCGGCCGCGCGGACAAGATCGCGGAAACCGAGGCCACGGCAATGAGTGGGTTCGGCACGGCCGAAGCCGCGGAGAAGTCCGGGCACGAGGCAACGAAGACGTGGCGCACCCACTCCAAGAACTCGCGCGCATCACACGTGGCGCTCGACGGCGAGACGGTGGCGCTGGACAAGACGTTCAGCAACGGCGGCCGGTGGCCAGGGGACCTGGAGCTACCGCCGGATGAGCGCGACGGGTGTCAGTGCTCCATGGACATTGCGCTCGCGGAGTAACTGACCCCATTAATCGAGCGAAATGAGGTGAGTCGGCGGTGCGAATGAAAACGGCCCCGGCGAAGGTGAAGACCAACGCGCACGCCGACGACCTTGCCGAAGGTGAATTCGAGGCAATTGTCTCTGTATTCAACACGGTAGACAGCGTCGGCGACGTGGTAATGCCAGGTGCGTTCAAGAACACGCTGGCAGGATTTGCCGATAAGTCGGCACCGGTTCCCGTGGTCTGGTCGCACGACTGGTCAGACCCATTCAGCCACATCGGGTACAGCATGTCCGCCGAAGAGGTGGAAACCGGACTGAAGATCCGGGGCAAGCTGGACATCGAGACCAATCCCAAGGCTGCCCAGGTTTACAAACTGCTCAAGGGTGGCCGCGTCCGCGATTTCAGCTTCGCCTACGAAATCAGGGACGGCGGGTTCCGCGAGAGCAAGGACGGCGACGAGCCCGGGTTAGACACCCCGTATGAGCTGCGAGAACTGGAGCTATTCGAGGTCGGCCCGTGTCTGGTCGGCGCGCACCGGGACACCGAGCTGCTAACCATCAAGGCGAGTGCGGGGAGAACGACCATTACCACCAATACGTACACCCCGGCCACTGACCCTAAGGGTGCAGAACCCGCAGCGAGCCAACCTGTTGACCTGGAGCGCATTGTCGCCGAGGCCGCACAGAAGTTCGCCCAAGATCTTCTGGCCGCCGTGCGCGGTCAGAATGGCAAGGACGCAAACCAGGCCATGCCTGCCCAGCCCGCTGCCACCGAGGAACCCGTCGGGGTCAAGGTGGATGAGCCAGCCCGGCAAGGAGCCGCCTCCGAACGTCTGCGCACCGACCTCCACCTGCTAATGGCCGAGGTCGAAGCCCTAGACCACTAAGAGAAGCGGAAGAGACTAATGAGCGTAGAGCGTATTAAGCGCCTTACTGAGGAGCTGCAAGCGCACCTGAAGCAGGCTCGGGGAATTGCGGATGGTGCTGGCGACCGCGATTTCACCGAGGAGGAGCGCGCGGCGATCACCGACCTGATGGGTAAGGCCGGCGACGTCAAGAACCAGCTCAACCAGCTGAAGGCCGACAACCGCACCCGCGACGCGATCCGCGAGCTGGGCGAGGGAATCGGCGTCGACGAGGGCAAGCAGGAGCGGGTTACCCCGTCCGGTCTGGTGGTTCCCGAGAAGGGGAAGTCTCTGGGTGAGGCGTTCGTTGCGTCTCCCGAGTACAAGGCCCTGCTGGAAAGCGCTCCGGGTGGCCACTTCACCAAGGAGCACCGGGTTCAGGCTCGGCCGGTTGGCTACGGCCGGCTGCTCCCGAACCGCCGCGGTGAGAAGACCCTGGTTACCGGCACCAGCGACACCAGTGCCGGCACCTGGGTTCGGGATGACTGGATCGGCTTCGTCAGTGGCATGGAGCTGTTTCAGCGCCCGCTGACGCTGCGCAGTCTGGTCACCAGCGGCACCACCACCAGTGACACCGTGGAATACGCGCGAGTCACCGGGATCACCAACAACGCCGCCAGCGTGGCTGAGGCCACGGCCACCGCCGGTAGCTCGGGTACCAAGCCCGAGTCGGCGATTGCCACGGCGAAGGTCACCACCCCGGTTCGCACCATTGCGCACTGGATTCCGATCACCAAGCGGGCAATGAGCGACGCCGCCCAGGTGCTCACCCTGATCGACAACTTCCTCCTGTACGGCTTGGAGGAAGAGGTCGAGGACCAGATGATCGCCGGTGATGGCACTGGCGAGAACCTGGACGGTCTCTCGCACGTGAGCGGCGTGCAGACTCAGGCGGCGGCTGGCGACCTGCTGACCACCCTGCGCCAGGCCAAGACCAAGGTTCGCGTCGTCGGTCGCGCCGTACCCAATGGGTACGTCATGAACCCGGCCGACGTGGAGGATCTCGACCTTCTCACGGACAACGAAAACCGCTTCTACTTCGGCGGCCCCGGCGGTTCCTACGTCGGTGCAACCGGTGCGGCGGGTCCGCTCTGGAACCTGCCGATCGTGGAGTCGGAGGCCATTCCCGCGGGCACCGCGTACATCGGTGACTGGCGCAAGGCCATTCTGTGGGACCGCGAGCAGGCGTCGATCACCATGACCGATTCGCACTCGGACTTCTTCATTCGCAACATGGTGGCAATCCTGGCTGAGCTGCGGGTCGCGTTCGGTGTTGTTCAGCCCAGCGCCTTCGTCAAGATCACGCTTCCGTAGATCTCATGGCGAAGCTTGAGATTGACTCTGTGTCGCAGAGTCAGGACTACGTAGTTGGTTCAGCTCGGGCTGTTATGGCTGACGTAACGGCGCTGCTTCCACCTGGGGCGGCGCCGATCGGTGGCGGGTTCAGGCAGTACAACGTGACTGCTGACAAAGAAATGCTCTGCTATCCGAGCGTCAATACGCCAGACAGTTCTGGATGGCGAGTCAGTGCATTGATTTTCGCCAATGCTGACTCGACAGCTCCAGCCGTCGGCGACACCGTCCGATTCACCGTTTTTGCTAGCTACGTCTCGGCCTGAAGGAGGAAATGGAACATGGCATACGCGAACACCTCCGCCGGAAAACGTCGCGAGGCTTATACCCCGGTTGCTGTCGCGAACCTGGCAGCCTTGGACGTGACCGGAACGGTTAATCAGACCACGGTCAATGCCGAGCTGGCAAAGGTTCAGGCCAAGCTGAATGCGCTGTTGGTTGAGTGCCGCAAGGCTGGCGTGATCAGCTAATGAGCTTGGTCCGGTCCGGGGACGTCGTCGGGGCGACTACCCGGACCGGGCCATCCCTAGGGAGAGAAACCATGGCTGAACTCAGCATTTACACGGTGACGGTGAATGGCAACGAGACCACCATGCAGCTCAGCGAAGAGGACGCCAAGCGTCTCAACGCCAAGCCGGTGGAAAAGGTCGAGAACAAGCCCGCCGAAAAAGAGCAGGCTAAGGCTGTTACCGCACCCCCGAAACACAAGGCACGCTCCGTCAAGGGTAACTAGTGTCCGTCACGAACGGATACCTGAAGCTCGAACAACTCAAAGAGGCAGTCGGGGAAGACTCCGAGCTGCACGACGAGGCGTACGAGCGTGCCATTGAGGCCGCGTCCCGGCAGATAGACGAGTTTC